CCCGTATTGTCTCTCTAGATGCAACCAAGTTTGACCTTCACGTCTCGCTTGAGCTACTTCAGATCGAACACTGGGTATATCTTCAGATGTGCTCAGGGTATCAAGAGTTTGATAAGCTGCTAAAATGGCAGTTGCATAATGAGGGATTCACCAGAACAGGAGTTCGATACCGTACACGAGGTGGTCGAATGTCCGGTGACATGAATACGGCACTAGGCAACTGTGTGCTCATGATTCTCATGGTCTCAGCCTTCATGGCTGGGCGCAAGTATGACATTCTAGACGATGGCGATGATTGCCTTCTCATTGTTGAGGAGGAGGAGCTTGAGTGGGTGTGTCAGAACGTGCATCGCGTGTTCTTAACTTTTGGAATGGAGATAAAAGTGGAGAACATTGCGTCAACCATTGAGAATGTTGAGTGGTGTCAGAGCCACCCCGTCCAGTACGCTCCAGGTGCGTACAAATTTGTGAGAAACCCTTTCAAGGTGTTTTCTACAGCTATGGGCGGTGTGAAGTACGTGGACTCTGACAAGGCGAGGCGCAAACTCCTTAACACGATTGGAATGGCTGAGATGGTCCTAAATTTAGGTATCCCAGTTATGCAATCATTTGCCCAAGCCATCATGCGTAACGCTGCTACCACCAAGAGCATCGAGCTACAAGAGGCGGATCCAATGTACTACAGGCTTCACCATGAACTTAAAGCTATGAATCTCAAGCAGTTACAACGCCTTGACCCTCAACCTATAAGCGACACAGCACGTCATTCGTTCTGGCTTGCGTTCGGCATTCCCGCCGACGAACAGCTGGAAATGGAGTCTTACTTTTCAAGTTGGGAGTTTCCGATCTCAGGGACGGACGCACTTCTGCCCGAGCACGACGCGCCAACCTGGTGCCGTAGGTCGTGTACCTCGCAGGAGGCTTCGTCCCTCTGGGAATGAGCTCTCAACGAATGATTACCCGCTCTGGCCCTTACGGGTCCAAGAACAACCCCGCCAAGGTTGGTCTTAAGGTACACGCGACAAGCGTGCCCCTTGCCAAGAATTACGTGATTCAACCACAACC